TATCTGTGGTAGAAGATATGGGAAAACTACTGCAGCTTTTAGAGAGGCAGAGTTCTATGCAGCTCAACCAAATAAAAAAATATGGCTAGTAGGATTATCTTATAAAAAATCAAGATTAATGTTTAGAGAAATATGGAAAGATATGGTTGCAGGTAAAGCAAACGATATTGATAGAGCATCTGAAAAAGAACAGTATATAAAATTTAAATGGGGTACAACAGTAGAGGGTATGTCTTGCGAAAATCCAGATTCTTTAGTTGGAGAGGGAGTAGATCTATTAATTATAGACGAAGCAGCTAAAATGCCAAGAAGAATATGGGATATGTATTTATCTCCTACGCTAGTAGATAGAAAAGGTAAAGCGATATTCATTACAACACCAGAGGGTTTTAATTGGGTTTACGATTTATACTTATTAGGACAAACTGATCCAAAATGGTATTCACATCAATCTCCTAGTTGGGAAAATCAATACGCATTTCCAGACGGTAAAAAAGATTCTTTTATACAAGAGCGTAAAAGAAATATGTCCAAAGAGTTATTTGATCAAGAGTTTGCTGCTAAGTTTACCTCTATGGAGGGTAGAGTGTATCCGTTTGATAGGGAAAAAGATATGGGAGATATTCCTTATCAAGCAAATCTTCCAACTTTCTGCTCTATGGACTTTGGTTTTCGTATGCCCTCTGTATTATGGTTTCAAACATATCAAGAAAATGGTAATTGGCATATCAACATTATTGATGAAATAATTCACGAAAGAAATATACCGACAGATAAACTCGCAGAAAAAATAAAAGAAAAACCTTATCCTGTAATTACTTATTATGGAGATCCAGCAGGTAGTTTTGTACAAGGACAATCAGGTATGGGAGATATACATATTTTTCGCAGACACGGTATTTTTGTAGAATATCGTATGGATAGACTATCCAGAGATATACAAGCAGGTGTGAGTTATTGTAGAGGTTTTTTTGAAAATGCAGAGGGATTGAGAAGAATAAAAGTAGATAAAAAATGTGTAGGAATAGCAGAAGATTTTGAGGGATATAGATTTCCAGAAGCTAAAGAGGGTAAAGGAATATCGAACAATCCAATCAAAGACGGATACTTCGAACACGGCTGCGATGCTTTTAGATATTTTATATTGAATAGATTTCCAATTAGAAGTAACTTCATTGGAAGAATATCACGATAAAAAGGAATACCTTAATGGTTTTAACTGCTAAAGAAATTATACAAGACTCATTGACAAACTTCAAAGAAGAGCAAGCAAAAGCACGAAGAGAAGAAGTAAGAAAATTTTTAGATTATTATTCTGGATCACTAACAGATCAATATATCGAGGGATATTTTAAGTCAGACGCATTTCAAGAAATACCTCACTACAATACAAACATAGTTAAAAAGTTTGTAAATCGTATGTCAAAAATTTATACGATTGGAGCAAAAAGAAATGTTAATGATAAATATAATCAGCTTACATCTGTAAAAAATGCTCGTATGAAACAAATGGAGCGTATGACTAGATTGTTAGGAACTACTGCAACTTATGTAATGTACGATGAAGAGCTACAAAGATTTGAGTATCGTCCAATTTATTATTTCGAGCCATACTTTGGAGATAATCCATATAGGCCTGAAGCTATTGTGTATCCTATGATGCACGGACACGCAGATTTATCTGATACAAATGATTTAATGTATGCTTATTGGGATAAAGAAATTCATATTAAGTTTGATGACAATGGTAATGTTTTAGAAGAAATACAGCACAATCTTGGTGTACTGCCTTTTGTTTTCACGCACAGAGAAGAACAACTAGATTCTTTCTTTGTTGAGGGTGCTTCAGATTTAGTATCTGCAAATGAACATATCAATATTACAATGACTGAAATGCAATTAGGTTTGAGATTCCAAATGTTTGGACAACCAGTTGTAACTGGACTTATATCAGATAACGCCAATGTAAGAGCAGGATCAGATGAAATTCTTACTTTGCCAGAGGGAAGTAATTACAACATTGTTTCTCCAGAGGGTAATGTTTTAGATGTTATAGAAAATATTAAATGGCAAATAGAACTTGTTGCTTTAAATAATCATTTGTTTGTTACTTTTGCACAATCAGGTGGAGAAGTACCAAGTGGTATCTCATTGATGATTAAAGACTTAGAGCGACACGAAGATTTTATTGATGATAAAGAATTGTATCGTCAATATGAAAATGATTTTTATAAAGTAGAATATGCTTTATCTCAAATGAATAGCTTAGGACTACCTGAGATTTCTCAATTTAAAGTTGATTTCTCTGAAGTAGAATATCCTATGACAACTCCAGATAAGATTATGTTAAATGAATATAAATTAAAACATAACTTAACCACACAAGCACAATTATTAGCAGAAGAAAATAAAGATTTGAGTATTGAAGATGCTGCGAGGGTTATTGAAGATAATATGCAAATCAATCAACCAATGATAGTAGCAGATGAAAATACAGACAAAGGGTAATATAAATTTTCACAAATTGACTGAAGAAGAGCTAAAAAGTATGCTTGCCTTTCTTATGAACGAGTGCGCAGATTCTGCTCAAAGAAGAATTATAGAGGGGTTTGAAAAAGAAATGGATATTAACGGATTAGCTTTTGAAAAAAACGCAGATCTTTATGATCAGTTCTTTAAAAAAGGAGATAAAATAATGACTGAAACTGGAAAGCTAAAAAATAGTATAGATAAAGTTTTAGCTTCTAAGTCTGATAAAAGCTCTAAAGTTGGAAGTGATGTCAGTTACGGAGAGGATCACTTTGAAGAAAGATTGTTAAGAGGAACATTTACACCTGCACGACTTTGGTTTTTTACTACAGATAATTTAGGTGGAGAAACTGATACATTTTTAAAACAATATGCAGATGTATTAAAAGCTCTGAGAAAAGCAGCACAAAGTACATATATACCATTTTTTTTAAAGAAACTTAAAACTTCTATGCGTATCTTATAGTATGAAAGAATTAGTAAAAGAGATTTATCGTATGGTAGTAGAAATGCGAAAGATCTCACAGGCAAACAACGATCTGCTTGGATTTATCTGTAAGCAGATTGCACCTAATAAAAAAATTATCGAAAAAGATATTAGCACCGAAGAAATGCTAATAATATCTATGGAAATGTCAGAAATATTTGAAAAGTATGATGTGATGCCTGATGAATACGGTTTATCATAATTGTAATTGTCATTAATATAAATCATATTTAACTTAACACATAAATATAATCCACTTAAGGAGTAAAAATGTCTGAAGAAACACAGAATACAGCTGTAGAGGAAGCTGTTAAAGATCCTCAAGTCAGTCAAGACGAAAAAAAGACAGAACAAGCTGTTCCATATTATCGTTTTCAGGAGCTGGTAAAAGAACGAAATGATCTTAAATCAAAAGTTCAAGAAGTAGCTACTGCACAGGAAGAACAGCGTAAAAAGACTTTAGAAGAGCAGGGCGAATACAAAGCTCTCTTAATTGAAGAACAGAATAAAAATAAAGAGTTAGAAACAAAGTTTAGCGAAGTTTCTGAATCTTTTAATCAGTATGTGACTCAAGAAAGAGATTCTCTTCTGGGTAAAATTCCTGAAACGAAAAGAGAAAAATTTGAGAAGGTAGATGATTTATCTCTTTTGCGTGACATAGTTTCAGAATTTGAAACACGAGCTGGAGTTAATGTAGGACAAGTTGAGAATAAAGTTTCCGTTACAAAGTTTAAAGGAAACCCTTTCAACGAGTTAGATAATAATTCAAAGCGTAGGGACTCGCATAAGGACTTAATAAGTCATTACCTTAAGAAAAAATAACATTTTTAAAACTTAAGGAGAGTACATAAAATGGCAAATGTAACTACAACAACTGCTGCTAATTTTATACCAGAAATGTGGAGAGATGCGATTCTTGATTATGCTGAAAGAAAATTTCAGTTAAGAAATCAAGTATTAGACTTTTCATCAATGGTACAAAATGGTGGCGACATACTTAATATTCCTAAAGTAGCTGAAGAAACTGCTGCTGCAAAGTCTGCTGACACTGCAGTATCATATTCTGCTAATACTGACGGAGTAATTCAATTATCATTAGATCAACACCAATACGAAGCGAAAAGAATCGAGGACATCGTAAGAGTTCAAGAATCTGCAGACCTATTCAATGCTTATGCAAAATCAATGGGTTACGCTTTAGCTAAGAAAGTAGAAAACTACTTAGCTGTTAATATTATCCAAGCTGCTACAGGTAACGATGTTACTTTAGCAACTGATAATACCCCTACAACTGCTGAAGTTAGAAGTGGCTTACAAAAACTTCTTGATGCAGGTTTTGACTACACAGATGGAGAAACATTCTTTTATGCTTCACCAGCTATGTATATGAACCTAATGGGCTTAGGTGATTTCACTGAAGCACAAAAACGAGGAGATAGTGCTAACCCACTTGCTTCTGGTAGCATTATGGAAATTTATGGTATGCCAGTTATCGCTTCAACAGACTGGGACGATGATGGTGGTACTGGAGATGAGTCTGGTTCTATTTTCAATAGAAACGGAATCTACTTTGCACAACAAATAGCACCAAGAGTGCAGTCAGCTTATGACATCGATCATTTAGCGACTTCTGTTGTTGCAGATGTCTTGTTTGGAGCTGTGTTATCACACGCTGCATCAAGCACTTCATTACCAGTTGTTAACTTCGTTAACCCGTAATGAGTTAGATTGAGGGGGACTAAGTTCCCCCTCATAACTTTAATTATTAATAGGGAAAAGAAATGGCAAATTTTACATCAGTCCATACAGGAGCAACTATAGATGCGTCTGTTACTATCATCAGTGGTAGTGGGGTTACACAATCCGATTTAACGAAATTAAACGCAGTTACTTCATCTGCTGTTGAGTTAAACATATTAGATGGTGTTACTGCTTCTACTGCAGAGATAAATATATTAGACGGTCTTACTGCTTCTACAACAGAATTAAATTATTTAGATGGTGCAGATTCAAGTATTACTACACTTAGCTTACCTGATAACACAACAATTACAACTTTTGGTGCGTCACTTATTGATGACGCAGATGCTGCAACTGCACGAACTACTTTAGGAGTAGATGTAGCAGGTACAGACAATTCTACAGATGTCACTTTAGTAACGACATCACACGATTATTTATCCCTATCAGGACAAGCTATTACATTAGGACAGATTGATATATCTGACGATACTAATTTAGTAGGTGGAGATGGACTTGCATTAACTGGAGATACTTTATCAGTCAATGTAGATGATTCATCTATTGAGATTAATTCTGATACTTTACGAGTAAAAGCATCTGGCGTAACCAACGCTATGTTAGCGAATAGTTCTGTGAGCTATGGTGGAGTAAGTGTAGCATTAGGAGCAAGCAATGCAACACCTGCTTTTGATTTATCTGATGCAACAAGTTTACCGATTGTAGCAGGTACTACTGGCACACTAAGTGTAGCAAGAGGTGGTACTGGATCTACTACTGCAAGTGGAGCAAGAACAAACTTAAATGTTGATGTAGCAGGTACAGATAATAGTACCGATGTAACACTTGTTACTACTTCACACGATTATCTTTCACTAAGTGGACAAGCAGTAACGCTTGGACA